GCCCGAATGTGCTTAGGAATAAGGCCTTGGTGGTTCTTATCTGGACGTAGCCCTTGGACTTTGAGTTGCTCCCGCCCGCGAAACTGGGCAACAGCCTTGGACACCAAAGTGGTACCGCGCGTAGCCTGCAACAAACTGAGGCCAACTGGGCGAGGTTTGTATGGAGGCAGCACGCATGATCCTGCTTTGGGTTGTGGAGGCTTGTCACCTATCAGCAATCCGGCGTTGCAACGGATCCCCTCAAAAATGGTGCCACCATCCGTGTGGATGGCCACCACTTGCCCCTGGTGGTTGTATATGGGGGCACCGCAATCACCTGCCATGGTAGTGGCAGTGTAGTACACGTGGGATTCATCAATCCCGACAAACTGCCCGGGTGCCAACCCCCACTGATCAACGCCTGCCACATCAGGGTGGCAGGTCCACACAAGCACTTGGCCGTTCTTGGGGGCGTTGCGAGAACGGCGCATTAGGGGAACGCTACCTGCAGGGATGTCTGTGTACATAAAATGCAAATCTTTACCCTCAGGTGCAAAAATAGACACAACCTTGCCTTTCAGTTCCCCCACATCGCTGCGTAACAACACAGCAATGTCTTCACCTAAAGCCGCAGGCCCGTCGACAAAATCTTCTGCTTCGTCCGAGTAGCAATGCCGTATGGTGATCACACACAAAAGAGGTTCTTTACTTTGGCCGTAGGGTTCTACGACGCAGTGCCTGCGGGCTCCTCGCGCCAAGGACACCACACCCACATTGCGAGGTTCGACCTGTCGCGTGGAGCCCGGAATGTGGGATTCCAACACGGGGTAAGAGCCTGGCTTGCGCGGTTTGGCGCCTTTTTGCTGTGAAGCAGTGTATGCCAGAAGTTTCCGGACCTCCTCATGGTGGTCACGCACGGCTTGCTGTGACTGTACATCCATCAACGCTTTAAAACGCTCAAATCCTTCTTGGGTGTCACAAAGCGTGAACTTCTCGTCGTCACAAAGAATGATGGGATCAATCTTGCCTGAGGCCTCCAGAACCGAAGCAGCTGGTAGGACTGCCACAGGTGCGGGGACAACTCGGCGCTTGGCGGCGTGCGATTCAATAAGGTGGTGGGCCTGTAACAGGCTCCACTCTTCCTCTTCGTCCTCGCGCAACCGCTCAGCAGCCAGCGCGTGGGCTTTATAGCCTTCCA